TGCCTAGCGACGAGCGACAGCACCCGTAAGCAGTAAGACGCCCTCCTTGGATAGTAGAAATCCAGCCTGAAAAATCGGACGAGGGATTGAGATACATATACACAATGTATTGAATAAATTATTGTAGTGTAAAGTTATACACAAACAACACTGGACATAAACAGTATAACAATAGGAACGAAGTTATACATGCATTAGCATACCGTAGCAGGTTGGAGATAGTTACAAGACCCATTGTCCCATAGTGTAAATACCTGCTCATCTCGGCTGTGACTACTCACATCAAGAGGATGGAACCAGAAGTGGTTCCGTCTGACTGAAACAATCTACATCAAGTCATTTATATTATGTCATCATAGTGTTCGGATTCCGCAGGAAATACTTTTACGAAGGCAAACTTGTTTGCCGAAGTAAATCGGTAATTGCGTAGCAATTGCCAGACATAATGTAAATAACTACATGGAAGTAACACCTGAACAAAGAACCAATCTGCTTAACACTATGAGAACAGCCGATCATATGTTTAGATGGGTATATGATGTTCTGAACAGTGAGTTTATTACCAAAAAACAATACAGAGTTCTAATTGAAATACATGACATGCACCCACAAGAACAACTGGGTTATATCATACACCAGGATAGTTTATATCCAGTGCCCACTAAAGTAAAAAAATACCAATTAACACCCAGTGGTTGGGAACAACGCAAGATGTTTACATCCAGACCCAAAACTTACCGAAAGGATAAATAGTATTACCCAAACAGTAGGGAATATATACTGAATACAGGAGAGTCGCAATGACAACTGAAGATACAACACAACAACCAAACACACCCTATAAAGTAAAGAACATCAGATATGGTGATAAAACTGTTCGCGGCAGAGTTGTAGGCAGAAACAAAACAGTTATACCAGAAGAAGAGTTTCAGAAGTTAGCAGAGCTTCATTGCACCTGGCAAGAGATATCAGAGTGGTATAGTGTGCCAGTCAGCACTTTGCGGGACAACTTCGCTGATTTATACCAAAAGGGCACAACCAAAACGAAACAGAGATTACGTTCAGCACAATTAAAATTAGCTCTTAATGGAGATCGCAGTATGCTGATCTGGTTAGGCAAAAATATACTGGGTCAAAGTGATGCACCGATAAATACAGATGCAGTTGGTGTTTTACCCTGGACTGACACTAACCCAGAATAAGTTTATCGTCTGTAAGACCTGCCTGCGAGATAGTTGATCACTACATGGCTGGGAGCCATAATTCTCGCAGGAGGCAACCCCAAACTATAAATACTATTACATTATAAACACAGACGGCAAAAAGAGGAGTTGTGTCCATTAACGCCGTCGGTAATTATTTTGGATCTTTAACATCAAAGATCTTTCCTAAAACACTAAGCCGGATAAGTCAAGCGATTCGGCTTTTTTATTCATAACACTCAAAAAAATACCCACGTAATTGTGGGTATTTTACTATTATCTTTCGGTAATAGGCAAGTTTAGGACAAGCCAGTAATACTTATAATGGGATATTATTAAATACTGTTTTAATGGGAAAACTCCTGGCAGATATTTATATATTCCCAACCCTTCCAAAATCTTCTCTGTTTAACATATAATACATTTGGTTCGGTTTGTTCAAACCACATTCTGCCTTTACCCCAATTTTCTTGTGGTAATTTGTCTGTTATATCATGTTCTGTTTTCCATAACCAAGCACCTACATCATAAAGATTATCAAAAACATATTCTTTACCACATGGACTAGTAAATTTATATATGCCTTTGTATTTTATTTCATGTTGTCTGACATCTGCTTTTACATCTTTGTCAGATAATGCAGGATGATGACCATTAACAACACTCTGTATTTTACCCAGGCTTACACCATATTCAGTTGCCAGTTTTTTATAAAATTTATGTGTTCTGCCTTCTGCACAACTGAAACTTTTATCATAAATTTTTAAGGCATCTGCTCTACTAATAGTATTTTTAGCAATAGAAATATTTTTACCTGCCGCTTTGTGATCTCTTAGGCCTGCTTTACTTACTAATTTAGCCGTTGCAGATTTACCAAATTTAGAATTATAATCGTCTACTAAATCATTATATTCGGATTCTGTTATAGTATCGAACCAATTACAAATAATTTTTTCTATTACACCATATTTTACACCATATCTATCACCTATCAATTGACAATACCCCAAAGGCCTAACAGTATCTCTATCCCAATACTCCATAATTATGGATTCATAATGTGCAACAGGAACTTTTCTTTTGTTTTCTCCTGCCGCGGCCGCCCCAATCTTGCGATTTATTTCAGTAGGCGTAAGTCCCTTTATGGGACTTTTTTCACGCTCTTGTTGTAATATTTTTTGTATATCTTTAGGTTTCATTATAATTCCAAATATCTGTTATTCCAAACATCTTTATAACTATCTGGAAAACGCACCATGTCTTTTGTCATCTTTTCCACTAGACTTAAATTTCTTTCTGTTACTCTAGACCATTTGTTTTCACACCAGTTTAGTATTTCCAATTTTTGTTCTTTTGTAACATCTGGTATATATTTTTCACATATGGTGTTATTCCAAACAATATTAGCAATATATCCCCATAAATCGTCTTTATGCATATTTATTTCTTCATAATTTACACGTCTACGTATAGCATGTAACTCAGTTGCTTTAGTGTGTGCTGACTCACCTTCCATGAGTCTTTCTACCTGACTATGAGTATGTAAATGCCTGTTAGTTATAATTAAAAACGTAACATCGTCTGTAGGCACACTAAACCCCACTTTTTCTTCACTACTAAAGTATTGTAAAGCCTCCCATTGCAATTCGGTGCACATACTTTTTAACTGAGACACCATTTTAGTATATTTTAGTTTTTTACTGCTGTCAAACATTTTTTTAGTTGCATTTGCATTTTTAGGTTCAAACAATACATCACAGTCATCTAATACAACTCTGAGGTTTTCTTTTGTTTCACTTAGTTTATGCAAATAAACAGCAGTAGCAAATTCGATTGCAAAAGCAGGAAAACTTGCCGCACCTTCAAATAATAAAGGTGGATTTTTTAACTTATTCATAGCCAATTCTGTTTCGTATGTTTTTGCCATGCCTGGAGGAGAACTTATACAAAAGTTTTCGCCCCATGGGTTATTATTCAATGCTTCATCAATTGATTGTGTTAGTAAACGGTGCATTGATTTACCTTTTTCTATTTTATTTTGTTGATCTGTATCAAATATCTGTGCCATAACTATAATCTCCTGTTTGTTTTTTTAAGTTATGCAGACATTATAACATAAATGCAGATGTTGTCAACACCTTTTTTGTTGACAAAAATGCTGATATCTGATAAATATGATATATAGATAAAAGATATGCAGGAGGCAACTATGAAATTACCCACAGAAACTAAATTTACCACATCTGGTATAAACACATTCACACTATTAGGCATCAGTCTCACCTGGGGCCATATGTTAGACTGGATCAGTTTATGGTTATTACCATTAACTATTTTAAGCATAGCAATAGGTTATGGTTCAGAAGTAAGACAAAACAATCCAGATAACATAAAGTTATAATGAAGCTCACTGAGCCTCAACAACAAATAAGTGCTGACAACAGCAGATTTCGTGTGGTTGTGGCAGGCAGACGTTTTGGTAAAACCTATTTGGCCATTAATGAACTAGCCAAGTTTGCCAGATTCCCCAATAAAAAATGTTTATACATAGCAACCACATTCAGGCAAGCCAAGAGTGTTATATGGGAAGACCTAAAGGACTTGTTATACAGCAAGAACTGGGTAAAGAAAACAAATGAGTCGGATCTTACTCTCACACTGGTAAATGGTAGCACCATAACACTCAGAAGTTCAGAAAACCGTGATGCATTACGTGGAACCAAGTATGACTTTATCAGTCTGGATGAGTTTGCAGATATGCACCCAGATACCTGGTTTTCAGTATTAAGACCTACATTATCAGATACTAATGGACATGCTATGTTTATAGGCACACCCAAAGGCAGAAACCATTTTTATGATTTATGGTTGCAGGGCAATGCCACAGAGGAGTGGAGCAGTTGGCAGTTTACCACAATAGAAGGCGGACAGGTAGAGCAAAAGGAAATAGAAGCCGCTAAACGTGATATGGACGAGAGACGATTCAATCAGGAATACAATGCTCAATTTGTAGAGTATGAATCAGTTATCTTTTATGCATTTTCAGAAAACAACATAACTAAAAAAGATATATTGCCAGACGCCAGAACACCACTACATATTGCAATGGATTTTAATGGTAATCCAATGAGTGCTCTTATTGCTCAAAAATGGCAAGATACACTACATATATTTGATGAGATAGAGATATGGGGTAGTAATACATTTGAGATGGTGCAAGAGATCAGGAATCGCTACGGTGCACAACGACAAATGTTTGTTTATCCTGATGCTACTGGCAGGGCTAATAGCACAAACAGCCAGGTTAGTAATCATGTTATATTGCAAAACAATGGATTTAAAGTTGTTACAGATAAAACAAATCCTAGTGTTGCAGACAGTATTAATGCTGTAAACAGTATGTTTAAAACACATAGTGGCGATATCAGATTGACAATAGATCCCAAATGTGCTAGACTTAGAGAATGTTTATTAAAACACACTTACAAAGAAGGAACCAGAATAGTCGACAAAAACTCTGGACATGATCATATGACTGATGCATTACGTTATATAGTTTATAGAATGTTTCCAGTCAAACAACACACAGAAAGTTATGCACCAAAAAGAAGAAACGCAGGAAGAATGTTACATGGGTAATGTTCATTACATAATTAAAGTTATAGAACCAGAACAGGAATACTTAAAAACATTTGTGGATTCCAAACTGGATAACTGTAGACAACTAGCACAGGAATACTTATGGAGTTGCCCAGAAGACACAAAATACATTTATGTAGCAACCAGGATAAAGAACGATGAAATTAAATTATAAAGTATGGGATGGTGAGAAAGCCACTATGACCGAATATACACCTTATGAAGTTTACAAAATAACAGTAAACTATCCAGGCACTCACAGGCAAATGGAGTTTATAGGCATGGACCGTGGCAGTTGTATTATGCAGGCCGAGGTAAATAAACAGGATTCAGATACTGTGATGCTTATGGAATCAGAAGAAAGTATTACATTATACAGGAAGAACAATGAGTGAAGACAAAACAAATATACCCAAAAAAAACAGTCGCAATTGGACTAAAAATGAAAGCATAATTGCTAAAAATCCTGTGCTTAGAGCCGCCAGAGACAAGTCAGAAGGTTTTAAGCCCAGTTCAGGTATAACTACAGGTGCTAATGACGAACAATATAAAGCAGGTTATGACAAAATAAACTGGAGTAAGGATAAACCAAAACCCAGTTTCAGAGTAAAAGTTAATGGAAAGTATTTAGATGAAGAGTAGTAATTGGCACGGCGGCAAAGGCTCAGGACGCAGAGGTTCTGATGATAAGAAATATGCTGACAATTGGGAAAAAATATTTAAGCCAAAAGCCAATGTGGAATATCCTGAACGACCAAACGTAAATAAAAGACAACCTAAGACTTAGTTCTATTGTCCCACTGATTTCTTTTGTAATCCTTATTAAAAAAG